CACGGATACCGATCTGGGCGTCCAGGCCACTTTGCGAAATAAACACCGTCAGCGCGGCAGCAGCGGCGCCAGTGTCTTTCGGGATCAAGTTCTTCATCGTCGAAAGAATGCGCTCGGCACTGTCGCGCATCACCGGTGCCAGCTCGTTATCCATGGTCGCGTGGATGTTGCGCAGTGTCCGGCGCAACTTGAAGTCGCCGGACATGCGCGAGCGGCGCGTGGCCATGGCCTACTCCTTCGTCTTTCCGGCCTTCTCGGCGGAGGGTGGCGACTCAGGCGCAGGCTCGACCAAGCCGCGGCCAACCAGGTCAGCACCAAGCTTGGCGTCAACCGTAAATTCTTCACCCTTTTCCCGGTCGCCGGTAGCGCCGGAAAGAGTGCCCAGGGCAACTACTTTCATGATTCACCTCTACGGATTAGGTACGTTTGAACAGAGCAGTCGAAGCATGTCGCGCTCGTTGTTCGGGAGCGCGGCTTCGATCAGGTAGGTGGTGGAAATCCCGTTTGCCGTGTGCACCAGGCGGTTCCCCGCTACAGCGTCAGCCCTTGGTCGCACGATGATCTCGGCGGTGACCATGGCTTTCACCTGCTCAGCAACTGGCGCGGTTCTACCTGTAGGCAGGGTGATCTCCGAATAGATCTTGCCGAGGTCAATCCAGACGACGTCAAATCCACCGGTTGTGTTTTTCACGCGATTGGGTCTTTGCAGCATGCAACGGTGCCGTAACTGACCAGCCCTCATGGCAACTCCTCAGGCACGGGATCAACCACGCCGCGCCAGTTCCTGGAGGCCCACAACAATGACTCCACCCCCATCGGCAATTCCGCAGTGATGGTGCCGATCACGACCGCCTCGCGAGTCGAGTACGAGTGCCCTAACAAAAGCAGCAGCGCGTTCTTGAACGACGCAGGGAAGTCCGCGACTAGCTTGAGCGCCGGGTTGTCGCAGTACCACAGCGCCCAATCCAAGGCAGACTCGGCGTAGAGCTCGATCAGGTCGTCATCGTCTTCATGGTCGACGCGCAGATGCTTGCGCATCAACGCGATCGTCAGTAGATCGGTGACGGGGATGCTCATTTTTTACCGCCTGCTTTTTTTTCCGGCCCACCTGCCGGCTTTTCGGATGGTTCAACTTCTTCTGCCAGGTCCATGCCGACCAAGGCTTCGGCAATATCATCAGCTACCGAACGCTCCTCGAACTGATCGAAGTTGCCGGCGTGATAGTGCGAAAACTGGCGCAACGCTCGAATCTTGATCATGACGCAAACGGGGCAGTTGCCTGCCCCGGCCTCGTTTATGCCGCGGTTGCGAAAGGACCGGTGATGATTGCGGTTGGCCGATAGTGAGCCAGGGCCAGGCGCTCTTCACAGAGGATGGTCAGCATGTTCTTCACGAAGTTGTCACGGTCTTCACGGCTTACTTCGACAGTCGCGTCCATGCGATCCCAGACCTGGGATGCCAGATCGAAGCCGCCGACCGTGAAAGTACCCAAGGCCTGGGCCTTGGTTGCGACCACCGGCAAGCCCCACATTACCTTGGCGGCGAACGCAGCCGGGCCGCCGAAGATGTAGCGACCATCCGCATCTTTCAGCAATGCGATCGCGTGCCAGTCACGCGGGTTGAGGATGATGCCGGAGGCTTCAAATTCGGACTCGCTGGTCTGGAAGATCGCGTGGGCAATCTTGTCGGCGCGGGTGTCGCCAGTCACGTTCAGCGTTGCGTCGTATGCAGTGGCCACCTTGTTCAGGCCGGTCAGGTTGTCCCCGGTGCCGTCGCCGTTCAGCAACTGCCCTTCTTCCACCAATGCCAAACCGAACAGCAGGCGGTTGTTCACGTAGGACTCGAGCATCGGCGCATCGTCCATAACCTGGCGCGACGCCTGGATCCAGTGAGCGATGGTCTTGACGTTCGCCGTCTCCTTGGTGAAGGTCAGGTTGGACTCAGGCTTCAGGTTGCCCTCGGCGACTGGCGCGGCGCTGTTGGTGAAGATGTTCTCGCGAACATATTCCAACGAGTTGGAGCTGATGCGGCCCTGCGCCAACAGATCGCGAATGGTGAGGCGGCGCAGCCCCGGCATCAGGATGCCCGCATTGCGCTGTGGATCGATCAGCGCGCCGGCCGATCCGGCAGTGCTGCCCAGCTGTTTGTTGAAGCTCTTGACGTCGACCTTGCCGGAGGACTTGCCGTCCCAGGACTTTTGAAGGTCGATCGCAGTTTGCTCTGCGAAAGACTTCTTCGTTTCGGGATTGTCCAGGTTGCCGGCGGCAAGCTTTTGCTCCAGGTCGAACAGTCGGGTGCCGGATTTGGTCAGCTCTTCCTGGACGGTTTGGAGATCGGTCTGCAGTTTTTTACTGACTGCGCCGGTCTCGGTGATTTCTTTTTTCTGCGCATCGAACAATTCAGTCATGTTCTTTTGCGATTCTTCAATAGCCTTTTGGATCTGGGCCAATTCGGACATGGTTTATTTTCCTACAGATGGGAAGGACTTAAGGCGATCAAGGATCGCGGTGATTTCGCCACCTTCGGAATCGCTCCGAACTGCGGACTTAATCCGGGCTACAAGGCCCAGAGCTTGCGACTTGGACAGACCAACCGAATCCCTCAGCCAGTGCTCAACATCGCGAATAGTTGTGATCGATTCCATGGACTTCATGGACTCGATAGTTGCCAGCTCATTGGCTGGGAACGTGCAGATGCTGATCTCTCGCAGGGCCGCCACGCTTTTGAACGCGCGCCCGGTGGCGATCATGTCGAAATCGTTTTTCATCACGGTGAAACCGACAGACATGCCCTCGACCGTCTTGTGCTCCATCGCGGCGCGAAGGTCGTTCGAAACAGACAGGCCTGGCGTCAGCTCGCCGCGAACGATCAAGCCTTTGCTGTCCTCTTCAAGCGACTGCCATTTACCCACGGGCAAACCGTAAGTTTGATGGTTGAAGAACATCCCAACCTGCCGGCTCTGTGTGCTCAAGGCTTTTTTAAAAGCGCCTGGAAGGATGATGTCGCCATCCGAATCGATCACGTCGAAAACGCTGGCATATCCTTCGAAAACCCCGACCCTTCCGCCGGAATCGAACTTGATCTCAGCCTCAGCGAACGCCAGGGTCTTTTGGATGTTTGACATTTGGCAGCTCCAGAAAAACTAAACCCCGCTAGGTGCGGGGTTTGTTTGGCCAAGTTGGGTAATCGGTATGTTTTGAGATTGCCGCGTTGCTACATCACCACCTGGTAGCGCGGGACGGTTGTCCAGGCGGCGACCTTCATTCACCGTGAGCAAACCTGTATCAACCTGAGTCTTCAGATAGTTGGCGCGCGCCGTGGAATCGCCGCGCAACAGCCCTTCAAGGTTGTGTTCGGCATGGAACTTCCCAAGATCGCCGGGCTTTAGAAGCCAGCGTTCAATTGCGTACTCCCACCGGTTGATGTACGGCGAAAGGGTGTACTGCAGGAACCCAAGGTTTTGCTGCTCGATGCCAGAACCCCAGCTTGTGGACTTCTCGACATCACCAACAAGATGGGGTGGAACGCCAAAGAAGCGCGCCACTTCACTCACCTGGAACTTGCGGGCTGACATGGTCTCGGCATCCTGAGGACTCACGCCGATAGCTTGGGTAGTGAAGCCGCCCTCAAGAATCCACAGCCGCTTCTTGACCGGACCGCCGGATATCTCCTTGAAGTTCTCTTCAACTTGCGCACGCTGATCCTTATTCAGTACCTTGCCGTCGCCGGTCATCAGCAACTGAGGGGACTTGGCCCCGTTGGCATAGAAGTCCCGCTGCTGATCTTCCATTGCGACGGCCACACTTGCGGTCTTAGATGCGAATGCAATTGGCGAAAGTCCGACCAAGCCGTTGAATCCGAAGCCCTTGAGGTGGAATATCTCGGCCTGTTTGAAGTCGGCGAACTCAGCGTCGCGGCGATACCGGTAAACAACCTTTTTGTTGTCAAGCCGGACATCCATTTGGGCGGATAGCAGAGGCATCAAGCTGATCACGTCGCCAGCGCCATTGCGCTCGACGAGCGCGTAGGCATTGCCATAGAAGCAAAGCTGCATGGTCATTGCTTCACGGAACTCGACGGCTGTCATGTACTGATTCGGGCTGTAGCACAGAAGCCTGGCCAGCGGGTTGTCGAGCCCAACCTTGTTTCGGCTATCGCCTTTAGTTTCGAATACCGCAAGAGGCAGTCCCGCCGTCACGGTTGAGATGAGGCGGACACAGGCAAACACGGTGGCGATCTGCAACGATCGCTCATCGGTCAAAGTCGAGTCGCCAACCTGGCCGGTGGCCGACACGGGCCCCGTCTGCGATCCTTTGTTGGGAGTAACAAGGCGCCCACCGGTGAAAAAGCTCGCCATACGCGCCCAGAAGGGACTGCGCGTGCGCAGGTCGATGCTGTAGTCGGTATCTGCCATTACATGCTCATCGGTCTGGAGAGGAAGTCGTCGACAGAACCTTGCACCTCAGCGTTCGCCAGGATGCGGGCTATCGTCATGATCAGCGCGACAGCGCCGTCGATCTTGTTGTCATCACCCTGCTTAATGGGGCGCACCACGTCATCGTTGCCGGGCAAGTTCTTGCCGATCACGTTGCCGATACACCAAGTCATGATTGGATTGCCGTCATGATGGAACCGTCCAGCCTCTATCGCGGCCTCCAGCTCTTTCATCGGGTCCGACATGTTGGTGTAGTTCTGCGTGATGGTTACCGGATTGAAGCCTTGGTCATCAAGATCGTGGCTGAGACCGGTAGCGCCGTGCGGGTCAATCGGACACTCACGCACCGGGGCGTGATGGTTTGCCTCCTTGGTGTCCTCGAGAATCTCTCGGTAGTCCACCTCGGCGCCGTCAGTCACGTCCAGATGCTTCGAGTGAATCCAGGCCTGAAAGCGCTCCGCCATGCGTTTGTTATCGGTATTGAACGCGGTGTCGTATGGAACCCAGAACTTCGGCGCAATGCTGTAGTAGTGGTTCTTCCCATCAATGACGCGCCAGAACAACCTGGCCCTCGAGTTCATATCGAGCTTGCGCGCCAAGTCGAAGCCGGCGATCCACTCCTGCCCCTCGAACTGCTCCAGTGTCAGCGACGTGTCTTCGCATGCCTTCCAGCTTTCCATGTTGTAGAAGCCGGACTTGGCGCTCACCCAGAGGTTGAGGTGCTTCG